AACTACAGTTGAATACAACGGTGCTTCTTGGACTTCAGGTGGAGCTTTATCCACGGCTAGAGCTTATATGGCAGGAAGTGGTCCTCAAACAGCTACTTTTTCTGCAGGAGGTGGTACTCCAGGAGGCGATACTGCTGAAACAGAAGAATACAACGGTTCATCTTGGTCTGCGGGTGGAGATTTAAATGTTACTAGAAAACTTGCAAGAGGAGGGGGAGATAGTTCTTCTGCTTTCTGCGCAAGTGGAAGTCCGACTCCAACGTCTACGGAAGAGTATGATGGTGACACATGGTCAACCTCTACTGCTATACCTACTGGATCATCATACGCTGCAGGAGCTGGAACTAAAGCTGCAGGTTTATTCTTTGGAGGAAACGGAGCTCCTCCAGGTACAACGGGTGCAACCTTTGAGTTTACTGGGCCTGCGCCAGCTACAAAAACATTATCAACAGATTAACATTGACTTATATTTAGAAAGATATATAAGAATTAAGCAATGAAAGAATACAGTAATATTAAACCATTAATAGAAAAAGAAGAAGACCATCTTCATAACATTCTTCCAAAAGAGGACGTTGTTGAATTTAAAAATATGGTTGGTGAGTTAAGAGACACTTGGTCTAAAAAACAAATGTTTAGAACAGAGACAGAAATGAGAATGTCTGTACTACAAGACTTTAAATTTCCAACTAAAGCTTCTAAATATTGGCAAGCTGTTAGAGAACAAAATGTTTTCTTAGAGCAATTAATATACTTATCATTTGAGTACAGAAGAAATGACGTTAAATTAAAAAGACTACAAAGAAAATTAAGCGAGGAAACAGACGATTTAAAAAAAGAATTATGTCAAATTGACATTGATGAAAAAACATTTGCTAAAGCAACTATGGAGCTTACAGCTAAAGATAGAATGAGAGAACTTAAACTATGGTCTAAAATTAAGAAAGAATTAAATGATGGTAGCTTTGATGACAAAGATGTTAACACTCATCAACTAGACTCTTATCACAAAACTATGAAGAATAAAGTTGATACCCTTACAGAGGGATCTTCACAACCAGAAGTTTTTAACGTGGTAGGACAACTATCAACAATAGAGAGGATAAAGCAGAATGAGCAGTTGGAGAGAGATCATAAACAGGCCCTTCCAAATGAAAAGAATTTCGGAGCAACCCAAGGAGAATAAAAAAATATTTTTTTTGGTGGCTATGCCTAGATCAGGCAATACTTTGTTTGCATCTATCATAAACCAGAATCCAAAAATTGCATGCACAGCAAACTCTATAACATTAGAAATATACAAAGAAATAGAGTTATTGAAACAATCAGATATCTTTATTAATTATCCAGATCATAAATCTTTAAATAACGTCTTAGATTCCGTGTATGAAACGTATTACAAGCATTGGCCTCAAGAAGTTATTTTAGACAGGGGACCAACAACGCTAGTTAATATTGGTCTTCTTAATAAACATTTTAAAAAACCCATAAGAGGAGTTATTATATGGAGAGATTTATTAGACGTTTTAGCCTCTTATATTAAATGGTTTGAAAATGAACCTACTGCTTTTATTAATAAAAATTTTAATACGATAGAAGAAAAATTATTAGAACTTATGCATAAAAACGGTGCTATCTCTAGAGAGCTAGCAGCCATTCACTATATTTTAAATTCAGAATATAGACAAAATTTTTATCTTGTTAGATATGAAGATTTAGTAACAAAACCAAAAGAAACTATTACTGGGGTCTATGATTTTTTAGGCCTTAGTCATTACGATCACAGATATACTAATCTAGATCAATTTAAATTAAATGGAATAAGTTACGATGATACTTTACTTGGAAAGAACATGCATACTATAAAAACAGAACTAAAATTAGAATCAAACCCATATAAAAAAATGATACCTCAAAGCATAATAGATCGTTACGAACATATAAAGATATTTAGAAAATGAAGATATTAGTATTTGGATTACCTGGTTCAGGAAAAACTACTTTTGCAAGACAGCTGTCGGCAGGAATGGCATACTTTAATGCTGACGAGGTTAGGAAGATGTTTAACGATTGGGACTTCTCTATAGGGGGTAGGCTTAGACAAGCAGAAAGAATGGGTTGTTTATCTAGTTTAGTTGACGGACACTGTGTTGTAGATTTTATTTGTCCTTATGATCAACACAGACACGAGTACGATGTCAAGGTTTGGATGAACACAATAAAAGAAGGTAGATTTGATGACACTAATCAAATGTTTGAAAAACCAAGTCATTGTACTTTTGAGATTAAGGATTTTAATTATAATGATGTTATAAAGGAAATACGTAATGGAATTTAAAATTGCAGCGTTAGGCCAGATAGTGATGAAAGTTCAAGTACCCTTAGATATATTTTTGTCTTTAAATAGATTGTACGAACAAAACTTTCATAAGTTAAGAAAAGCCAATGATCAATTAGCTGGTAAAATTGAAGATGAACATTCTTTATATTATAATGGAAAAGACACTGTGGTTCCAAACCATAATTTTTTGAGCAAAGATATTTATGATTGGTTTCACTCAGTTTTTGCTCTTTATTTAGAGGCTAATAATATTTCTAAATATGGTTTACATTTAAATTCTGTTTGGGTTAATGAAATGAAAGCACACGAATATAATCCTATTCACGTTCACCAAGGAACTATATATACTGGGCTGTCTTCTGTTATGATTTTAAAATTACCAAATAAAACTGGAGTAGAGTATGGAAATGAAAGTTATCCTACAAACGGAGCATTACAAATTCTTGGCAACACTTCTGGACAATTTGCAAAGATTGATTATCAACCAGAACTTTCAGTAAGAGACTTTTATATTTTTCCATATGACATGCGTCATGTTGTTTATCCTTTTAATAGCACAGAAGACACAAGAAGAACTCTAGCAGCAAATTGTGATGTAGAGTATAATCCAGTAAAAAATAGAGGACTAAGATGATTTATACAGAACCAAATTGGAAATCATATATTGTAGAAACAACTCATCCGGTTTTTACTCCAGAGCAATGTAATATTATAAGTAGGATTGGCAGATCAATGCCGCCTATCAAAGCAGAAGTTGGAACGGGTAAATACGATACCAAACAAAGACTATCGCATATTAGTTGGCTTCCTTTTAATCATCCTGAGACTAAACCGATGTATGCTTCGTTAGAGCAATTAATGTATAAAACAAATAAAAGACATTTTGGTTTTGAAAATATGTGTATTAACGAACAAGCTCAATACACAGAGTATCCTGAAGGTGGTTTTTATGATTGGCATATGGACAGTGAACTAGTTATGAAAAACGAACCACCTGTAAGAAAAATATCTATGACTTTAGTTCTATCTCCTGAAAGTGATTTTGAAGGTGGAGGTTTAGAGTTAGCATCAGCTGGAAAAATTGCAAGACCTAAACAAGGACACGCTATATTTTTTGCAAGTTTTATTCAACATAGAGTTGTGCCTATCACTAGAGGATTAAGAAAATCTTTAGTAATGTGGTTTGGAGGAGAACCATTGAAATGATTAAGGAACATTTTTTTCCAACTATTATTTATGGCAAAGATGTTGATTTAGATAATCAATGGCTAGAAAATAAAATTATGGAATGGTGTAGACAAGATCAAGAAGGCGTAACAAAAACAAATGTAAATGGTTGGCACTCAAAAACCGATATGCATACAAGAAATGAATATAAACCATTGTTTGATGAATTATTTAAAATGCAATTTGAAATATACAACGAAGAGCATTTAAACAGACAACCAAAACTAGGAAATATGTGGGCTAATATAAATTATACAAATAGTTATAATAAACCTCACGTTCACCCTAACGCTTTGTTTAGTGGTGTGTATTATGTGAAAAGCCCAGAAAACTCTGGAGAGTTGGTTTTTAATGACCCAAGACCAGGAGTTCAATATATGAAACCCGATATGAAGAAGGGAGAACTTCCTAAACAATTGTGGAGAGAAGTTCGTATAAAACCAAAAGCTGGTAGAATACTAATGTTTCCAGCTTGGCTTTGGCATTGTGTAGAACAAAACAAATCAAATGATATAAGAATATCAGTAAGTTTTAATTTTATACAAGATGGATTTTTTCAATGACAGGATTAGTGTACAAAGAATTACCAATGCAAACCATCACTTATATTACTAGACCAGAATTTATTGATGGCACAGAGAAAAGATTTTATGATGCTTTATTAGAATCTATAACTAAATATGGAATGCAAGATCCTGTTTTTATAGACCAACGTAAAGATGATAATGACAACATTATTTTAAAAGTTCTTGTTGGAAATAATAGAATGGTTATTGCTAAAAAACTAGGTTTTAAAACTGTGCGTGCTATCATTAAATTATTAGATCCCGATAATAATGACATAGAAGGAAAACCTCTTAATAACGACCAAGAGATAACTGATTTGTTCTTTCATAAAAAAGACTTATTTATAAAAAAACAAGAAGGTGTTATATACGAAGTGATGCCTATTAACGAGCAGAAGAATGGAAAAATTTAATAAATACCAAGTGATAAAAAAAGCGGTTAGCTATGAACTAGCTAACTTTGTATTCAACTATTTCTTGCTCAAAAGAGACGCTGTAAAATTTATGTATGATGCTAATTTTATAGCGAAGAATGAAATGCATGGTTCTTGGGAAGACCAACAAGTTCCAGGGGTATATTCTATATATGCAGATCAAGTTATGGAAACCTTATTAATGAAAGTTCTACCTGTCATGAAAGAGAAAACAGGATTAAATTTATTACCCACTTATTCTTATGCAAGGGTATATGAAAAAGGTGCTATTTTAAAAAGACACAAAGATAGACCAAGCTGTGAGATATCCACCACACTTAATCTAGGTGGAGATAACTGGCCCATATTTATCGATCCTACGGGGTCTGACAACGTCATAGACGAGCATAAAGGCATACATAAGCCCAATGCTCCCAAAGGTGTAAAAGTTGACCTAGAACCTGGAGATATGCTTATATACTCTGGTTGTGAATTAGAGCATTGGAGAGAGCCTTTTGAGGGCAATATATGTGGGCAGGTGTTTTTACACTATAATCATATCAACGGAAGGTTTGCAAAGACTAATTTGTATGATAAAAGACCTATGTTAGGTGTGCCTTCCTTCACCAAACAACGTTGATAATCAGCGCAATCTAATATAATCTGGAGATCTATGCTACAAAAGATAGGGTTTCAACCTGGTATAAATAAACAAATCACTGCAACAGCTGCAGAAGGTCAGTGGATAGACTGTGATAATGTCCGTTTTAGATATTCAACACCTGAGAAAATAGGTGGTTGGAAACAGTTAGGTGCTGACAATATTACAGGTGCAGCAAGAGCCCTACATCAATTTGTTAATAGCTCAGGTAGAAAGTATTCTATCATAGGATCTAACAGAATATTATACGCTTATTCAGGTGGTGTGTTTTATGACATACACCCTATTAAATCTACAAACACGTTATCAAATGCATTTACCACGACTAACGGATCAACAACAGTTACTATAAACTTTTCTGGTGATCATAATATTACAGCAGGAGATATTGTTTTATTAGATAACTTTTCAACAATTACAAATTCAGATTTTGCAGCAGCTAATTTTGATGACATAAGATTTATGGTAACAACAGTTCCGTCATCAAATAAAATTACAATCACTATGCCATCAGCAGAAACAGGATCTGGTGCATCTGAATCAGGTGGCATTAGAGTTAGACATTATTATACGGTTGGTCCTGATGTTCAATCACAAGGTTTTGGTTGGTCTCTTGGATCTTGGGGAGGTACAGAGGTAGGAGCCTTTACAACAACATTATCCGCTGACATAAACTCTTCAGCAACAAGTATTACTTTAACAGACGCATCACAGTTTCCATCATCAGGTACAAACTTTATACAGATAGGAACAGAGGAAATATCTTACACAGGTATATCTACAAACACATTAACAGGTGTAACTAGAGGTGTAAGAAACACAACAGCGGCATCACACACAGCGGGTGCTACAATTACAGATTCTTCTAATTTCGTAGCTTGGGGTGAGGCTGCATCAGGAGACTTAATTGTAGATCCTGGTATGTGGTCTATTGACAACTTTGGTGACAAAGCTATTTGTTTAATTGTAGACGGTGAATGTTTTGAATGGAACTCTGCAGCTTCAGATGCAACAAACACTAGAGCAACTATTATTTCAGGTGCACCTACAGCTTCAAGACACATGTTAGTATCTACACCGGATCGACACTTAGTATTCTTTGGTACAGAAACAACGATTGGTGATAAGTC